TCATCGCTGCGAAAGAAATTGCTCAACGTCTGATATATCTTCGCTGATTTACTGTAATCGTGTGCATCAAATGCTTCATCTGCGAGTTGAAGCAGGCGTTCGTATTTGGCATGAGTGCCCGGTAGCATGTAGGTATCAATGTTCAACACAGAAACACCGTTGATATCTACATTGGTCTCTACTTTGGTCAAATCTGTATAACCGGGTATCTGCGATACATTGACATGGATACCGCCTATCATGTTTGACAGTTCTTTGATACCCCAACCCGCTAGTGCGCTCACACCAGCTGTGCCTAGTCCAGTAGCAAGGCTCTTGCTCAGAGAATCGCCTTGTATCAAGCTCTTGGCAGTGTTGAGCAATCCGCCCGCCAATGCTGCTCCAGCAGGTCCACCAGCTATCGCGATAGCTGCGGTTAGCACGCCTATGGCTGCTCCAGAATATATGGGATGCTTCTTGCTGAAATTGCCCAACCATGCCAGGCTGTTGGCTATCTTGCTGTCATCGCCTCCCAGCTTGGTTCTAAGCTCAGCTTTCTTTTTCTCAAACCATTCGTCGGCATTCTTTACGGGTTTGGTATCTTTTACCAGTTCGTGTATCTTGGCTGCTATGTTAGTTGGCAGTGCCTTAGCGGCTAGTTTAGCCCCCTTGGCAGCGACTCCTGCTACCTTGCCGGTAGTGGTCTTCATGTCTTTGGTGCGGTCAGCAACATCGCCAAACAGAGCGTTGATCTGGTCAGGGCTGAGCTTGGCCTCAGACAGCATCTGCTGCCATTCCATCAATGGTATAGCTACTTCGCTATCCCAACGGCTGAGATAGGACTCCGACACACTATCGCTGGTTGGAGTGAATTCATTGTACTTCATCAGAGCTTGCTCACGGCAGCTAAGGCGGCATCTATATCAGCCACAGTAGGCATGCCCTGCGCTGTCGCACCAGCCGGTGTGGTGCTCTGAGGCTCTGCTTGCTGTTGTGCTTGCTGCGGTTGTGCTTGCTGTTGTTGAGCAGGTTCTGTAGCAGCAGTGTCGCCCAACTTTTCAATTTCCATCTTTCGCACAGCAGCAACACTGATCAGTTTGTCTAGCAGCTGATCAGCTACAAGTCCTTTGTTCACACCCCAGATGCTTTGTATGGTAGAATCATCGTCAGCCAACTGGGCTGCTGTCACGTCTACGGGATTGATGCCCGGACCTAAACGCTTCTTGAGAGATTTAAGTATTCGGTTTATCTCAGCATCTGCCAGTTTCATCTTGCGCATGTAAAGATACAACGCTTTAGTAGGCAGTTGGTTCATAGTTGCCTTTGTTATCGGCTTGCCTTGAGCGTCTTGATATCTAGCAGCTAGACGGCTCATCTCCAAGATGAATGCATTCACATAACGCTCCATCTCTTTGGCGCCGCCGGCCAGTTCGTTATCCTTGGTTGGCACTAGGCTTTTGAACCAGTTGCCAATGTCCTGAAATGTACCATCGACCAGCAGCTCTGATTCTGGTAAGTATTCGTTGGCTCTCATGGATTACTCGCCTTCAAATCTTTTATCTTGCGTAGGAACTTGCGTTGATCTTCGCTCATTATGCTGCGATGAAGGCGTTTGATTAGATCCTGCGCATCCTCATCTGAATAGTTCTCTCGTATCAGCTGCACAAGGTTTATAGCGCTGGCAATCACATGGCTTGCTCGGCTTTCGATGACCGTGTGTTTGCTCTTAGCAGGGACAAACTTGTCCAGTTCGTCGATGAAGCTGTTGATCTTGTCAGCCATGGTGATCCTCATACTAGGTTGATTATTTAGTTACAGCCTGCGGCTCGATAAATACCTTTTGTAAACCATCCGGAGACCATCATGAACATCACACTGCAGTCAGATGCCATGCGCGAATTGATGCGACGCCTTGCTGAAGCAGAAGGTGGCATACTTGATACGGATGATGCAGCTGCGCCTGCTGATCCAGAAGCTCCAGCTGCGGCAGAACCTGCGCCAGAAGCAGGAAGCGAGGATCAGCCACAAGATGACGCAGATATTGAAAAGGTCATGACTGAACCGCGTGACACCAGCAAGGAAAAATTCAGCCTTGGATCTCTGGCAGATGATCTTGGACTACAGAACGCTCAGCTGTTCAAGACTGCTTTCAATCAGCTGCGCAGCGGCACAGAACCCACAGACCCTGATCAGCTCAAAGAATTAGCTGCGGCGTTTACCAAGCTGATGAGCACAGATACCAGCAATGCTCAGAAGGTAGTCAATAGACTGCGCCAGATCTACAAGAAGCCTATCGCCTAATCAAGCTAGTCAAGCTACTTAATTGACCCAAGCTCTTGCTGAGGTCAACGGTAGGTCTCGCAGCGGCCGGTGTATCACTCATGCCCTTGGGCGGTGGATTGAGATTCTTCCTGCGCAGATCATTGAACACGTCTGCTCCAGCACCGCCGCCACCCTGCAGCATGCTCTGCTGTTCCTCATCCAAGTCAAATATCTTCAGCGTGTTCTGATCAAAGCCTAGATACACCTTGCTGCCAACGCCACTGGAACTACGTGTCTTGAGGAACTGTATCTGATACTGTCCGCGCTCTTTCATCGCTGCGCTGGCAAAGATCGATATCACGTTATCTGCTGTCTGGATCTTGGAAATACCACCACTAATCATGCTGTGATCATGTTCCTGTTCCTGCGTGGCACTGCGATTCAACTGCGAAGCTGTAACACATACCATGTTGCGCTCAACTGCCAGACCACGAAGCTCTTCAGTGACAAACTTGTCCTTGATGAACAGATCACTGGGATTGATCTTCTTGTTGTTAGGATACAGCAGATCCAAGTAATCTACTACTATCACGTCACAGCGCTTCTGCGTTTCAATCTCATAGTTCTTGAGATATGCCTTGATGTCGTTCACAGTGCTTCCTTGTGGTAGCTGGCGCACATGCAGCAATCCGCTCTTGCGTTGTGCTGCTTTAACCTTGAGCTCAACGGTGTCCAGATTGCGGAAGATTTCTTTGCTGCCAACTTCAGTGAGCATGCTATCCATGCGCATGGAGGTCAGTTCCTCACTGAGTTCCAGCGTGATGTATACCACGTTCAAGCCTTGCTTGACCATGTTCAAGCTCATGTTCTGTAAGAACAAGCTCTTGCCCACGCCAGAACCTGCGCACCAGATGGTTATCTCGCCCCTGTTGATGCCGCCATACAACTTGTCATCCACGCTCTTCCAACCAGTGGTACACTGACCGTTCTTGTCCTTGATCTTCAGCAATCTTGCTCGAGGATCCTCAAAGTAATCAGTGCCCAAGTCACTTTGTAAGCTGACCAATATGGCTTCTCTGACCAACTTCTCAACCTCGCCATAGTTGCCCTTGTCGATCAGTTCAGCACTGCTGAGCACTGCGTCTGCCAACGCACGGTTCTTACAGAAGCCCTCGATCTCGTTGAGGAACGCATCTTGATGCCCAGGGCTTATATCGCCAATGTAAGCAAAGTCCAAACCCGTTTCTGCGTTGACCTGTTCTACCTTTGGCAACACGCGATATTCTTCTGCATGCTTGACCATGTATCGAACAGCAGGACGCAGCTTGGCTACGAAATACTTGGGATTGATGATGTTGACACAGCGCGTAAAGATGTCTTCGCTGCTCAACAGCACGTTGATCAGCAGCTTCTGCTTGTCTTCGTTGTAGTCTGTGACGGTTTCTTTTTCTTCATTACCAAATCTATCTGCCATCCGTCATTCCCCTCATCTGAACATCTTACGTTTGGTACCAATCTGCAGTGCGCTAGTGGTCTTGCTGTCTATTATTGTACGCAAAGTAAACAGTTTTCCGTACCGACAACTGGCATCTGCCGCATCTTTAACATCATCTTCCCAGTCGGGAAAGCTAACGCTCCATCCTTGGTCCAATGCTATATCTATGAGCCCTTGGTTGTTCTTTTGCCTGTCCGGCAACACGATTATCTCTCTGTCAGTGCTATTGAGCCAGCTAAGCTGTTGCTTGCTGAGCTTGCTACCAAGCGCAGCCACACCATCTACAGCTATGGCATCAAATGGCCCTTCAACTAATACGATGTATTTACGAGTGCCTTTGGTTATAGCATCGCAGTTGAACAGATATCCCGGTTGGAGATCACTGTTGTAGTAACGCGGCGTTCCGCTAGGCGGTTTTCCGGCATATCTAGCAGTCCATCCTACGATCTTATCACGATAATAGAATGGTATGATTATGCGCTGGTCTAGGTTCCACTTGGTGCTGGGCGTCCAGTGATAGTCCCAGCCTTCGCCTACAGCTGTGCCTCTGCTGTTAAGATAGTTGATGCATGTCGCGAACTGCTCGCTGAGCTCATCATCTTCCATGACCACTTGTATTGGTCGAGCGTTCTCGGGCAGTGCCACTTCCTTGAAGTCATGTATGAAGTTCAACTCATTGTGATCATTTACAGCTGTAACACCATTCAGCTTGTTTTGAAGCACTTCAAGCTTGACCTTGCGTATGTCCTCGCCGGGTATGCCCATCCAATCCATGAGGTTTTCAAAGTTACGACTGATGTTGACATTGTCAAACACCGTCTTGAAACCGCAGTTGTAGCAGTTGTAAGCTATGTGTCCATCTGGTAAGATCAGCATGTTACCGCGCATGCGGGTGTCACGTGTGTGTCCGCGATGAGTGCAGCAGGGAGCATTGAACATCAACCAACCGCGCGGACTGGTCTTGCGCTTTTGTGGAAGATTATCTGCTATCAGTTGATGCGTCAGGGCCATGCCTGATTATAAGCTCTAGCTTAATTTTTGTATAGCACCGATATGAATAGGCCGTCGTTGACCACTAGCTGAGCAGTTTCATTCAGCGTGATGGGATAGTATTCCCCGCTGCTGCCAACCAACCCGCTCCAAATTGGTATGTAACCAAACCTTACCCAATAGGCATTGAGCACAAAGTTGAACAGCGTTGGTCCAGGTCCTTGGTTGTTGGTATAATCAAACGTATACATCGGATCTGAGCCAGGCTGCAGTGGTACGAAGAACCATTCGCTGGGCAGGGGATTGTTGTTGCTGAGGCTGGCCTGTATGAAGAATTTTCCGAGGAATTTTTCTTGATACACAGCTACAGTGTGCATGCCGTTGGCGCGCTGTGTCTGAGCATCGCCAGGAAATGATCCGGTAACGAACATGATATCATCGTTGTTACCGATAGGCGTCTGAGTAAATTGTGCTGCCAGTATTTCTGTAGCTGGACTGAAGGTTCTCAGCACACCGTCAAACAGTTCGAATGTTCCTACACCACTTTGATTGATGTCAGTATAAAACAACTGGGCGACATTGTTTAGATCAACGCTCTGTATGCTGTAGTTGTAATAGCCCGGATCTAGATCTTCGGTATCACCCGGGTCTAGGATCAATCGCGCCTTGCCTTGGATGGCAACCGTGATGTCTACCATCTTGGTAAGCATGACCTCACCGGTGAGCACGTTCAATATCGTTGCCTGCAGAGTCAAACCCACGAGATTGATCGGACGGCGCTCATTGTTGCGTATCACGAAATCTATGGTGTTGGTTACGCCCTTATAAAGTTTGGTATCATAAATGGTCATAGGCCAATTCACCAGTTGCGGGTTTGCATCGAACTGCAGGAGCTGTACGTATTCCTTGAAGCTGTAGAGGAAGACCGTTGGCATTTGTTCCTGACATTTTAATCCATCGACACTTAGAGTATTTATAAATACCCCCACACGCAATCAGGAATAATATGTCCGATACCAAACAGGTACTACAAGAAAAGTTCCCTTTTCTAACCATTATCAAACATCTTGATAGAGAATATCTCGGTATCGTGCAACACGCTGACACCGCGTTTGTCCACATTTATCTCATGGACAACACGTTTACTGACAGCATGAAACGTGAATTCCTAGATTGCGGAGACACGTGGTGGTGGGAAAGCAATAGGCAGATCCCTATCAACATGTTCGTGCGCGATCGGTTCTCGATATTCAAACGCTATCTGCGCATATTTTCTATGAAAGAAACTGAGATCCTACAAGGCCCAACTGTGAACCTCAAGGATCTCATGAACAAGCGTGTTAAGCGCAGGACCATACAGCTGGTCAAGCACAGTTAGTCGCCTAGAGTCTCAACCGTAACCCTAGCACGTATGGTACCATCTTTATTCACACGGACCTTGAGCGGCTTTTTGGCTGCCTTGCGTGCCTTGGCGTCAGCCTTTTCCTTGTCGTCTCCCCACTTCTCAAACTCGTTGTGAGAAAAAGCAAACATGGTAGCATCGC